AAATATGGTGTATCGAAATCAACAATTTCACGAACGATCAAAAGTGGAAAAAAGAAACACCAGGAAAAACCATCAACCGGTGAAAAAAATAATCCAGTCCAAATATCTTCCAATCAAATTCCGGACGATCCAATTTTATTTCGTAGAATCAAGTTAGCTGAAATATCGAATGACATTGAAACCGCACGATTGGAACGTGTTGTTCATTCGCTTCCAGCGTTTCACAAGCTACACATCCAAGTACACAACGAAATGTTGGAACATATTGAAGCGGCCGGTGATGAATTGCGCGAAATGTCGATGGATGAACACAAACGATTGTTGATTGATGCTTTTGTCAATCTTCCACCAATCATTCGACACGAATTGTTGGAAGTGATTGAAGCGCATGAATCCGGAAATGTAATCAGATTAAAAACAAAAGATTAAAATGAATATTGCCAATATAACCAAAACATTGTTAAAAATGCGAGATGTAACCGCCGCCGATCCATTGGCATGGTTCACACCAACCAAACCACAATTGGCGTTCTTACAATCCACCGCGCCGATAACATTGTTTCGAGCTGGAAACCAACTTGGAAAAACGGCGGCCGGCGCCGCTGAGATGATTTATTATGCCTTGAATCGTCATCCATACAAACAAATCCCAGATGGGCCGAAGGAAATATGGGTGATTGTCCACAGCTGGGAACAATCAAAAACTGTTCAGGGAAAAATATATGATTTGATTCCACCGGCTGAATTGGCGGATGGTTGTGAATACATACCCGGCAAAGGATTCCGCGGAAAAACACCAATAATTCAATTCAAAAACGGTTCGTTGGTACGAATAAAAACAACGAATCAAGGAACATTGGGTGTTGCATCTGGAACCGTTGATATGGTATGGATTGATGAACCGCCGCCGGTCGCGATATTTGGAGAATTGGCGGCGCGGTTACTTCGCAAACGTGGACGAATGGTTTTAACAATGACACCAATCGGACAAGATTGTGGATATTTGAAACAAATGGTGGATGAGGGAAAAATATATGATATTGGCGCCGCTCTAACGGTTGAAAATGTTACACCAATGGGTTGTCGTCCATTATTACAACAACATGATATTGATAGAATCGCCGATACATATCTACCATTGGATCGCCAAGCACGTTTGGAAGGATCATGGGAAGCCGGCCGCCCGGATGGATTGGTTTTTGAATGTTTTAGTGAGGAAATGATATCGGACGCCCCATGTCCAAATGATGGTGATTATAGATTTTCAATTGGAATCGATCATGGTTCGATGCCCGGCGCGCAAGCGGTTATCCTTTGCGCAATTGACATGACCGAATCAGACAATCCACATGTATATGTACTTGATGAATATTATAGTGGTGGAAATGCCAACGAACAATCAATGGCCGAAAGTCACGCGCGCGCCATCCTTAGAATGTTATCGCGTAATGGATTGACCCCGCAAATGATTACACGTTGGACCGGCGATATTTCACACCGCGGTGGAAGGCATGGCGGCCGGATGTCTAACGCTATGCTTCGAAGCGCATTGGAACATGTGTTGGAATATCCACAGGGAACCATGCCATTTCGAATCCACACCGCACACAAACCGCGGTGGTCTGTTTATTATGGTTGTCAACTATTGCATGATAGAATGATGAAAAAGCGTTTTACAGTACATCCAAAATGCGAAACGTTGATACGTTCATTTCGTCGATGGACATTGAAAAAAAGTGGTTCGATGGATGCACGTTCGGAACACAAACATGCTCTTGATGCGTTAAGATATAGCGTAGTACCAATTATTGATATAAAATATCAAACACCAATACACGGTTCATTCCGAATCGGATAAAGGATAATATTATGATGTTAGATTTTCAACCAAAACCACCAGCGCCATCAATGGAAACCAATGAACGATGGGAACATAACGCTCTACGCGTTCGAATGTTACGCGGACAATGGCAAGACGATTTGGAACAGGAATTGGCGCGCCACGTATCCAGAGAACGCCGAGCGGCATGGGGTGTATCTGATATGTCATCCAATGTTTTCAAAGCCACATCCAAATCATTATCGGCTTTGTACAACGAACCCCCAATGATTGGTATTGATGCCAATCGTGAATCGATGGAAGGATTTTTGGGTGATGATGGATTGATATATGATTCCGGTTTATGGGCTATGATGCAATCATTCCAAATGTTTACAATTGGATGTCGTGAAATGTTTATGCGCGTTGATATATCCGATTCCAATGGTTTGTTGTTTCGTCCGGTCACCCCGGATTTGATCTACTGTGAATCATCAAGTGGAGATCCAAACCAACTACGATTTTTGTATGAATTGAGATTACGACACCATCCACATTCCAAAGAAGTGATTTGGACGGCTGATGTTTTTGATTTGCATGATATGTCCAATCCAAAAATGAAAATCGTGGAAATGAATAATGATGGAACATTGGGTGAAGATTACACAAAAGAATATCTTGGAAGTGAAATGGAAGGGGAAAACTATCCATTTCGATTTTCCGATGGTGAACCGGTGATTCCGTATTCAATATATCATGCGGAAATTACCGGAAAACTATTCAATAGTTTTGAAAATGCTGAGGTCGTATATGGATCTCTAACCGCGGCGGCGCTATATACATATTGGCTGCATTTAACGCGAGACACGGGATTCCCTCAACGCTATATAGCTGGATTACAATTGGCTGGTTTGAATGTTCGAGATACAGACACCGCCGCAAAACGCGCCGCCATTTCCACGGATCCAGCTTCCATTTTGGTATTTACTCAAGATCCGGATAATGTTGGCCAACCGATGATTGGACAATTCCAACCTGGTGGTGATCCATCCACCGTTTTGGAAGCGGTTATCCAATATGAACGTAAAGTGGCACAAATGGCTGGAATCAACCCCGGCGATATTGAAAGATTATCCGGCGATCCTCGAAGCGGTTACGCTATAGCCGTATCAAAAGAATCTATGAGAGAAGCACAAGCACGATATAAACCATCATTTGAACGTGGCGATCAAATGACATTGTCTTTAGCTGCTATGATGGCCAATCGTTTTTTGGGTTATGATTTGCCTGAATCAGGTTATAAAATACGTTATGCGCGTATCGGTTTATCAGTGGAAGAAAAGAGAGAACAACGAAATGATATCAAAGAAAAATTGGCGTCCAATCTTATCGCACCAATTGATGCAATGATGGAATTATATCCAGACCTATCCGAAGATGAAGCCGCCGAAAAAATTCGTGAGATACAACGCCAAAAAGCCTTATTTTTAATTTAATATTTCCAAGGAGGATAACATGGAAACAAAAATCATAGATGGTGTAGAATACATCGCAAAAGAACATATCGATGGATTGATTCAAGACAAGATATCGAAGTATGCAAAACGAACGCGCGAAGCCGAAACACAAATTGAAGAAATGAATCAACGATTGGTGGAAGCTGGTGAAAAACTGAAAACCGTGGACAATTTGACCGAACAAATCTATGGATTGAAAGAGGAATTGCAAAACGCAAATACAAAGTACGAACGACATGCGGCGATTGCTGAATTGGGGATACAAGATCCGGACGTTCGTGACGCGCTGGAATGGCAATATCAAAGAACAGACACAAAAGAATCATTTGGTGATTGGATGAAAGGATTAAAGGAAAATCCAGAAAACGCGCCATCATTCCTTCGTCAACATTTCCAAACATCCGAACCGCCAAAAATGGAAAATAACGTGGTTCAAAATGTTGAAACTACCAAAGAGATATCACAACCAAAAGAACCGCCAAAAACCAATCAAAAAACAGTCCAATCAAATAATACAGAAACGAACAAAGATATCTTATCCAGAGGTTTGAACGATCCCGGTTTTTATAAGGCCAATCGCGAAGCCATCCGAAACGCATGGTTTCAACAATCCGGAACAAAACCAACCACGAAATTTTGATGAAACGATTTTTTGAAAAATATGTATCAAAACGAATGATGAATTATTATTGTCGAAAATCCGGATTGGTTAGAAACACGGTTTGGTGTTGGAAAACTGGAAGGAATAAACCATCGACATTTGAAATCATTTGTTGGTGTGAAGCAATCGCCAAACATCAAAAATTAAACCACGAAGATTTGATATTGGAAGCTTTGGATGAAATTGTGAACGGATGAAAGATTTTTTTGAAATCTATATCGATGGACATTGGAATCACTTCCAATCGATTGGATATTCGCATGGAACATTGTGTCGATGGAAATATACAAACTGCACACCGCGACCGAAATCGCTTTGGAATCTTTGTTTGGACATATCTAAATATTGGAATGTAGAACATCATGCTATAATCTTGGAAGCGGTTCGAAATGTAAAGGGTGAATCATGCCAAAATATAATCAATCGAAAATTGGAAAAAAAATCAAAAAAATCCAAAGCGAAGGAAAACCGCGAAAACAAGCTATAGCTATCGCGCTATCAATGACTAGCAAAAAACGAAAATCATCCACAAAAAAGAGGTAGTCATGATGGAATCAAACATAAAAAAATTATTATGGTACGCGTACGATCTTGATCAGCAAGGTGAACCACAATCAAATATATATATGATGGGGATTTTTATCGCGGTTGTTTTTGCGCGCAATCTTGGATTAACAAAAGATGATGTATATGGCGAATTGCTACGACATTGGAAAGAAATTGATAACCAATTGAATGAAGATACAATGGGAAACGCAATAGATGAATAAAAAAAACCATCCGATGATTGGATGGCTTTATTTTTGGAAGAATGTTTGGATTATAGTGTGATATTATGTTCTACTTCTAAGATGTCCAATAAAACGGCTATTTGTTCCATTCTATCTTGTTTTGTATACATTGGAATAAATACATTACTTTCATCCCATGTTATTTCTTCTTGAAATTGCTTAACCAATCGAATCAATGTCCAAGACATTTCATTTTTCATTTGGTTGTAAAATTCTTTGATTGTTAATTTAATCATTTTGTTTTTCCTTTTGTTGGTTGGTTAGTTAGTAATTAAACAATATCCTTTTATTTTTATACTGTCAAATATTTTTATACAAAAAGATAAAAAATAATTATAAAAAATAAAAAACCACCGATATCGCACGGTGGTTTTTTTTGACTATTTTGGAAAATAGATTTGACTTATTATGTCAAGTACCAAACCAAAACATTATCGGAATCAGCCAAAGCCGCGCCAAAAGTGATTCGCGCAACCGAACCGACACCGCCATCCGCTGATACACTGAATTCATCATTATTTGCGGCGCTTCCAGATAATGCGGTTTGATTCAACAAAGCCAAACCGTTTTTGTATACCATAACACCGTTCACCGCGTTCGCATCAAGTGCGCGCGCCAAATCAATGGTGGATGTAGATGAACCGGAAATTGTTGAAAGTTCTTGGTACATTCTAAAACCAACTTTCGCAAATGTCACCGCGTCATCTTGAATTTTCGCGGTTTGAACCGAATTTGATTGAAGGTGTGTGTTACTAATTCCATTCGCTTTAACTTGGACATTTCCGCTAACACCATCGATTTCGATTGAAGCATCATCAACCAAAACATTCAACGCGTTACTTCCATCAACTTCCAATCCAGCTCCTTCATTGATTCCAATTTGATCTGAATTAATAATCAAACCGTTGGTGGCTGAAATTTCCAATGAACCATCAACATTTTGAACCAAACCATTTCCGGCCACATCAGCGTTGATTTTTGCTTTTGTTACACTATCATCCGCCAATTTCGCGGTGGTAATTGCCGAATCTTGTAATTTTCCGCTTGCAATTCCAAGATCTTTCAATCGTAGTGTGTCCAAATTGATTTCGATGGTTGCATCATCAACATTAACCGCCAAAGCGCTTCCATTTCCACCGCTCAGACCATCACCGGCCACCGATGTAGCTATTTTGGATTCCGTAACCGCGTTCGCGTTGATTTTGTCGGATGTCACGGCATTTGAAGCAATTTTAACCGCTGAAACACTGGAAGCCCCTAACTTCGCGGATGTGACGGCTGAATCGGCTAGGTTTGACGTTCCAACGGTATCGCCGGCGATTTCGTTTCCAGTTACCTGATTCGTTCCGATTTTCGCGGTTGTTATTCCACCATCTTTCAATTGAAGCGCGTTGCTTCCATTGACTTCGATTGTACTATCATCAACAGATACCGCAACAGCGTTCGTATCGATGAACAAAGCCGAACCGGTTTCAACTGCAACCGCGCCACCAACAATTTGTAATCCAGCGCCGGTATCAACAGAAAGTGTATTTCCAGCCTTATCAAGACCATCACCAGCGGTTATTTGTCCGAGTCCGGTAAACTGTACCCATGAAACCGAATCAGATCCAAGTGTAACAACTTCAGCGGTTTGAACGAAACCTTGATCGGCATTAGTGGAACCTTCTTTGACGAATACCGCCGCGCCATTGATTTCAGCGGCTGAATCACAATCGGATGATCTTGACATCGCCGATCCACTTCCAGCAAAAACATAAAGTCCATTTTGTGAAGCGGTTGATTGATTTTTGACAAGTACACGATCATCGGTTGATAATGTTACACCATCGATTGAAGCCGGCGCGCTTGAAAGATCAACATTCGCGGTTGAAGCAACACGGACAGGTTCTTTCCAATAAATATCGGATGATACTGCACTATCAACATAGTTTTTTGTAGCAACATCGGAAGCCGCGGAAGGTGTTCCGGCGCGTAATGTTCCAGATGAATAATCAAATGTTCCGGTTAGATCGATTTTTGCGGCGCTGATAACACTATTCGCGAAAAATGCGGTGGTGTCCAATGCACCGGTTCCAATTTTTGATGAAACAACACTGGCCGAAGCCAATTTCGCGGATGTAATTTGTGAATCTTGAATTTTTGCCGATGTTACGGAACCATCGGATAATTGTGATGTAGAAACGGCACCATTTTTTATTTGGTTACCAGTAATTTGAACAGCCATATAAAGCTCCTATTTTTGATTTATCCGACCACATAATCAATGAATAGATAATCACCGACCTGTGGAACGAATGATAATGAAAAAGACGTTGACGAATTGAATGAAATGTCATCCGGGGATTGTCGAATCCCATTATAGTATACACGCAATGAATCTTGATTCATAGATGATGAAGTGTTAAAAGATTGCGTAATTCCATCAATTTGATCTGTAATGTCAAATTGTAGTAATTCCGAAATCCCATCACTGTATAATAACCGCGCCATGGTTCCTCCTTATAGCGATGTTATGAAATGCTATATTATTCGAGAATAATGGAAACGGAAGCGGTTCCGGTTTGAGCTGCTACAAAAATCGATGATGCGCGTTGTGTATCGTTTTTCAATTCTAATTCCAAATAATTGTTGGATGTTACGAACGCTTTGTGTGTACCAACCACACCGGAATCCGAAGCGCCATTTTGGCCAACATACAAAGCAGATGAAGCGCCAATGGTTACACGTTTCGCGCCAATTGGAAGAACGATTTCTGACCACGTGGTTCCAACTGAAACAACATAAATAAATGGAAATGAATTTGAAGAAGATAAATCAGTAGCCATAACATAATCCTTTTGTTTTGATAATGGTTAGAATTTAGTATATAATGATATCATATTGTGATAATATATCATAATATTATATATATGGGTGGAAACGGTCACACCGGTTAACAGTGAAATCCACAAAATTATATTTTTATTTT